AACTTAGTAACATTCAGATTACTATCGTTTAGCTCATTGAAGGACTCGTTGATCAACGAGTCCTTCAATGAGCTAAACGATAGTAATCTGAATGTTACTAAGTTCAGAAACGAGCTTGAGAAGGCTACTAAGATTGTTATTGACGAGTTGACTAAGAAGTCGAAGCAGGTGACCTCTGAAAACTTGGTCAATGTAGCATCTATTTCAGCTAATAACGACGAAGAGCTTGGTCAAATCATAGCAGACGCCTATAATAAGGTAGGTATTGAGGGTGCTGTGACTATCGAGGAGTCTAACGACGGGAATACTTATACTAAAATTATCGAGGGTACTCGTTTGAAGAGGGGATTTCACTCTCCATATATGGTTACGGACAAGGAACGCAACCAGGCTCTGCTTGAGAAACCGTATATTGCGATATGCGATAAGAAGGTGAACACTATAGAGGACATTGAACCGCTACTTCAGCAGGCTCTTGTAAGAAAAAGACCAATATTATTGGTTGCTGATGTTGATACAGCAGTTATGAACACGCTAAATGTGAACAAGGCAAGAGGGGTATTGCAGGTAAATGTGGTTGTTCCAGAAGGAATCGGCAAACAAAGGTTTGAGTTGTTGGAGGACTTAGCTATTATGACTGGTGCAACTGTGATTTCAGACGATACAGGTACTGATTTTAGTGCTGTAACACCAGAATTTCTTGGTGAAGCCAAAAAAGTAGTCTCAACTGAGTCTGAAACAGTGATTACACTCGTAGAAAACACTCCAGAAGTGCTTGAAAGAGCTGAAATGGTTAGAAATATGATCAAAGAAGGCGAAAATAGTCCTAGTCTATGGCACTTAAAGGACCGATTAGCGAGATTAGCGGGTGGAATTGCTGCTATTCATGTTGGAGCGCTTACTGAGGTGGAGATGAAAGAGAAAAAAGACCGTGTTGAGGACGCTATTTGGGCGACCAGGGCTGCATTAGAGGAAGGAATTGTAGCTGGTGGAGGAGTTGCGTTGTTTAATGCAAGCCAAAAGATGGTTACAGAGATGAATAACGCTAATTCAGAGGAGAAAAGAAGAGCGATCAAGTGTTTGATCACTGCGTTGCAGACACCACAATACTACATTTTAAAGAACGCAGGTGTTGACATTGATGATTTTTCTGAAAAGATCCAGAAAATAAAGAGAAGAAACTACGGAATGGACGTAAAGTCGGGTAGATTTGCCAATATGTTCGATATGGGGATCATTGATCCGCTTAAAGTCACTAAAAATGCGGTGAAAAACTCCGCATCCGTAGCGATTACAGTATTAACAACCAACTGTGTGGTATCAAATAAGAGAGCATGAAAGCAATAGGTAGTCACGTAGTATTAAGAAAGGTAGAGGAAGAGGTCAAGAGTAAATCTGGCCTCATCCTAACCGAAGCGAATGAGATGAATATTCGTTATAAACTTGCCGAGGTAGTAACGGCAGGTGAGGATGTAAAAGATTTGTCGAAAGGAGATAAGGTGTATTTCGACAGCGCCGCTGGTTCAGATATAAGAATAGGCGGCGAGAAATTGACGGTTGTGTTCGAAAGAAACATCGTCGTTAGATTGTAGGATATGGGGCCTAGGCATTTAGTTGTATACTGGATTCTAATGGGTTTTGTTTTCCTATACTATTTTATAAAGGAAGAGGGCTAATCGCCCTCTTTTTTCTTTCTGTTCATCTTCTTAATGATATTCCTGTACACTTTATCACTGTAGGAGTCACCTTTAAACATATCATTCTGGTAGGGGTCTTCTGAGATATGCTCTTCCTGCATGAGTTTCTTATAGGTTTGGTTACATATAAGCTTAGCCTTATGTGTCAACTCGTATAAATGAGCTACTTTTCTTTGACCGTCTCGCCATTTTCTAATAAAACCACGGTCCATCATGTCTTTGAATCTATTTTTATCCCACGATAGGATGGATGCGAAGTCGTTGAACTCTTCTTTTTTAAAAACATCGGTATCATATAGGTACAGAAGCATCTCAAGTTCAGATTGAGAGAGGTTGTATTTTCTTTTTATGTAATATTTTACGGGTCTCCAATATTTTAAGAAGTTGTGCTTCTTTTTTCTGGACGTATAAATGTGTTTGTCTTTGTCTATCTTCTTGACATATACCTTTTTGATCATAGATTTGATTTGAATACCACAAAGATAAAAATTATTACCTTTGCATCATGGTAGATAAGTCAAAAATGAAGTGTAACTCTCCTAAGAGAACACCTGATCACCCTAAAAAAAGCCATATTGTTAAGGCTTGCGAGGGAGGACAGGAGAAAATCATTCGTTTTGGTCAACAGGGAGTATCAGGAGCTGGATCAAGTCCTAAAAGTGAGAAGCAAAAAGCTAGAAGAGCCTCTTTTAAGGCTAGACACGCTAAGAACATTAAGAAAGGTAAAATGAGCGCAGCTTACTGGGCTAATAAAGTAAAGTGGTAGCATGGATAAGAAGAACAAACCTTGTTGGAAAGGGTACGAGATGTACGGAACCAAAAAGAAAAACGGAAAGAAAGTCCCTAATTGTATAAAGAAAAGAAAAAAATAGTTATGCCAGATCCAAAAAAAATGAAGAAAAGCGACTCGATCGCTAGAGCAAAAGCATTAAAGTATATGGAAGGTCCTTACCAGATGACTAGTACACCTAGCATGAGTGGGAAGAAGTTGCAGAAAATGCAGAAACAAGCTGACTCAAGCTACGCTGCGCACCAACAAAGGATTATGAACATTAAGGGTAAGCTTAAGAAGTAATGGCTACAAAAGGTAGAACGCAAAGATATTACGATGCAAATCCGGAAGCTGCTAGAAGAAAGGCTGAATACGATAAAAAGTTTCAGAAAAAACGCGAGCAGGTTCGTAAACGTGTGGAAGCTAACCGCTTTAATCGTAATAACCCAAACTCTGTTAAAGGTGACGGGAAAGATGTGTCTCACCAATCTAATGGTTCAATCAAGCTTGAAAGCCAAAAAACTAATAGAGCGCGTGGAGGCGCTAAAAAGAAATAAAAAATGAAGAAGTATTTTACATTATTCTACAAGTGGTTGCTAGGTATCGACCTCAACAAAGACGGAGTATCTGATTATGAGCAGTTTAACGCAGCAGCTAAAGAAGCTAAGGAGCGAGTTAAGCGAATTAAAGAAGAGGCTAAAGATGTAGCTGAAGCTGTTAAAGAAGTTGGTAAGCAATCTAAGGACGTTATTGACGCAGCAGCAGGAAAGAAGAGAAGAGGTCGACCAAAGAAAAATAAGTAATGAAATCTGTAGTTGACACGTATATGCATGATTTAAAGGTAGCGTTAGCTAATGTAGGGATGGCTATCGCCGGATTTGCTGACTTAGACATATTTATAAAGGTAGTGGCATTCTTACTAGGTAGTGTCTATACCATTCAGCGTATTGTGTACAACTACGAGCACAGGAAAGAACAGAGAAGAATTAACAAGCAGATTATAGATGACGGTTCCAAAGATAAATGATGACAGCGCTTTATCGATTAATATAAAGTGGTTAGTTCAGATCATTATTCTTGTTGGAGGGGCTGTATTGCTGTTCACTAGACTTGAAAAGAGGGTTTCTGATTTAGAAGACGAAGCAAAAGCTCTTAGATATAATCAAAACACGTATGTGTTTCCTGATATAAGGGTTTTAGAGGGGGAAGTTTTAGACTTTAAGCTTAGCAGGGAACGTTTTATAAAAGACATACAGAGAATAAATGAGAAGATAGATGAGAACCATTAACAAAATCATAGTTCATTGTTCAGACACCCCAGCAGGAAGACATACTACTGTTGAAGAGATCCGTGACTGGCATAAACAAAGAGGATGGTCTGATATCGGATACAATTATGTGGTTTATCTTGACGGAACTGTACATGAGGGAAGAGATATAGAAAAAATTCCAGCGCACACCAAGGGACACAACAAAGACTCTATCGGAGTATGTTATATTGGAGGAGGCAAAGGGATAGATACTAGAACAGAAGACCAAAAGGATGCGTTAGTAGATTTATTGGTGTACTTAAAAACAACATACCCTAAAGCAAGAATATATGGGCACCGTGATTTTAGTGATAAATATTGTCCTTCTTTTGATGCTACCAAGGAATACATGAACATATCTAATATGTGGGAATGATGCAACATATTGCATGTTAGCTCGTATTTGTGAATTAAATTTCGTATCTTTAAGTCAAAAAAGTTATGAAAAATATAGTGTACGGATTAAAAGACCCAAGAAATGATGTATATCAGTATATTGGAAAATCAACAGTTGGAGACTCAAGGGCTCTACAGCACTTAACTAAATCACATTCACCTAAAGTAAATGAATGGATAGAAGAACTAAATAGTATTTGGTTGTGCCCTATAGTAGAGATAATAGAAGAAGTAGAGGACGTTAATGATTTAGCTGAAAAGGAAAAGTACTATATAAATTACTATTTATCGATAAACCCAAATCTACTAAATATAATGTTAGTTGATTCAAATATAAATAAAATAAGAACAAATGATGATGCTTCAGATTTTGAAAATTTAGTAGATCTAATGCCTAAAATTTCTTCAATCCTTAAAAATGAACGATTATATAGAGGTCTTACTCAATATAAAGTAGCCGAGTTAATAGGATGTAGCGTAAGAACAATATCATCTTTAGAGCATAACGCAGATGTAAATATTAATACTATTAAGAAATATTTTTTAGTCTTAAATGATATTGAAATTATAACTAAACAAAATAGAGAAAGGGCAAGGAATTAGTTTTATTATGACAACACCATTACAAGAATTATTAGATTTTGAAGCAAATTTGTCTCAAATGTTTGATTCAGACCAAAGAATTGCAATGGCTGTTCTTACATATATTAGAGAGAATCGTGAAAAGATGATTGAAAGAGAAAAATACGCATAACACTAACACAACGGTGATTAATAATTACAAGCCGTGAAAAATAGTTACAAAAACATATATTATGAATAAGATACTTCAATTCATCTTCGGTAAGGCAAATGCAGGCGATCTGGCGAAGGATCTCCGCGAAGCAATAAAAGGGAAAGAGATAGACCCTAAACAGGCCTTAGATCTCATTAAAATACAAAATGAGGTTAATAAGATGGAGGCTCAACACAGAACTGTATTTGTAGCTGGGTGGAGACCATTCATTGGATGGATCTGTGGAGTTGCTTTACTATACAATTTTGTTTTAAGAGATATATTATCTTTCTGGATTGATGTTCCGCCAGCACTACAAATGGAACACCTTATGACTGTTTTACTTGGCATGTTAGGCCTTGGAGGGCTTAGAACCTACGAAAAACTGAAAGACAAGTCAAAATAATATTTCGTAAATTTGCCTCATGGCAAAACTGAGTACTTACAAACCTAATCCAGGGATTAATCCCTTAGATAAGATCACTTATTCTGGTATCATAGAGGACTATGAGGATTTACCAACATACGAAACCGTTACAAATACGCTTGAAGACCTAGGCCTATTTTTTGCAGGGAATTATTTTTCTACAGACGGTATTAACTACAGTTTAAACTCGATTGAAGGAAGAATAACCGCTTTAGAAAACCAAGTTGAATCAGATCCTGTATTTGCTTTATGGGATAGGTCAGCAGGTATATCTATAACAGAATCACAAAT